TCTGGCTGACTTCTGGGAGGCGGTGCACGCCGCACCCGGCGAGCCGGTGTAGGTCACGTCTGCGCCCGCGTGGAAATACCAGTTGACGCCGTCCTTAAGCAGGTTTCGCTCGTTGTATGTGCCGGGTCCGACGACAATCAAATCTCCGGACGTCGCGGCGGCTTTCGCGGCGGCAAGTGTCAGGAATGGCTTGTCAAGTTTTCCGCGAACCGCCTTCGCATCGTTCCCGTTCGCAGAGTCGACGTAGAGCGTATTGCCTACGCGGATGCTCTGAATTCCGGCGGGGATCATCTGTGGGACTGCGGACATGCCTACCTCGTGGGTGTGGTTGCTGGCTGTGTCGCTGGCGTCCAAACGAGCGGCTTGCCGTTGAACTTACAGTCCGGCGCGACGATGAAACGATCCGCCGTGCTGGCGTTGGAGAACGGTCTGCCCGTCCCGTCCTTATGCGTCAAAGTGGTGGCGCTGAACCGGACGACGCTATGCGGGCGATCGAGAAAATCCCCGCGCGTGTCGATGACGGCGCCGCCGCTGCTGTTCATGATTTTACATCGCGAGAACGTGCCATCGAGAATCCCGACGTCCACGTTGAAGCTCTCGGTGTCGAACGTGACATTATTGACGATCAGTTTGTAGAGCCGCTTGCCGATCACCGGATCGGGCTTGTAGGGACCGAACCACGCGTCGCCGAAAATCCTGCTGTTGTTCAACGAGCAAACCGATCCGGGCTGACTGTCGTGGATGCGGATCGCCGCCTTGATGTGACCGCGATCGTCGTAGGTCGAGTTGGTGTTTTTGTATCCACGCGAGAGTTGCTCGCGGTCGATGCTCTCGAACCTGCTGCCGTGCTGGAAGCTCGCGGCGTTGATCGTGACGATGCTGTTTGAAGAATAGAGGACAAACTTGTCGGTCGTGACCTTCTGCGTGCAATGATCAAGGTTGATCGTCGCGTTCTTCCCCTCCGCCAAGCCGCCGCCTCCCCAGAAGTTCACGCGGGTTGCGCGGAACGTTCCCTCGCCCTTCCAGCAGTTGCGCCCCGGTCCGACGTTGAAGTCCACGTCGGTAAAGGTGGCGTCGCCCTTGAACGCGCCGCTCGCGATGCCGCCGTAGTACAGGATGACGGCGTTGGGCTGGGTGGTCGACGTCTTTGCCGTGTAGAACGTGCAACCGCGACCGTCCTGCTGGACGCGCAATTCATAGACCGCGCCCGGCTTGAGCGCGATCTTCGTTTTCTTCGCCAGGAACGGCAGTCCGATCGGCTTGGTCGTTTGACCGAACGCCGGCAGGCAGAGCAGCAACAGGAAGATTAGGACGCGCGTGGCTGTGGTGGTCTTCACGTCCGCTACAGACGCGGGAGACGGCGCGGCATGGCGATCAGAGCCTGCATTTCAGCCAAATAGCCGTCGCGAGGAGCGCGAGGAAAACAAGGACGCGGAGCGTTATGATTCGGGGCATCGGCGCTATGGTGGCGTCACCATTTGACAAGCGGGTGTCCGAACATCGAGAGCAGGAAATTGATGATCACCAGCCCGCCGACGAGGACGAACAGCCCGTTCCAGACCAGCATCGCGACCGATGGGAACGGTGGTTTGCTGAAAAAGTACCAGCCCATCGCGTAGACCACGCCGACGCAGAGCGCGACCAGCAGGAACCATACAAGCTGGTGGATCAGACCATCGGCGTCGCCAGATGTCACGACAGTTTGCGCCGCTGCCAAAATAAACTGCATCATGGTTTTCTCCGTTTGTGTTTCTTCGCGAGGTCCAGTCGGTGCTTCTCGTTCCCCGTGGCACCCTTTTTATGATGATTCCGCTTGATCTTCGTCACCAGCGCATGAAGTTCGTGCAGATGCTCGGCTGGCAGCGTCACAACCACGGGGACGACCTCGTCGCCATGCTCTACCGCCGAGATCGCGATAGAGGGGGGAGGGGAATCCTCGTAGTGCGACGGCAAGGCCGGGCGCAATCCGAGTGAGTCGCCGTCCGACTCTTCGGGCTTGCTTGAGCAACTCCATGCGATGCAGCAGAGCACCACGATTACAACAAAGATGATGGTGGCAATTACGCCGACGCTAATGGTCGAAGCCAAAATAAGTTGCATCATGGCGTTTCCTTTTCCGGCATCTCAGCCAGTTCTTTCGCAGACGTGAGCGCCTGTTGCAGCGATGCGTTGTTGTGTTTGGCCTCGCGCAACTCTTTTTGCAATTTAATGTTTAGGTCAACCAGTTCTTCGTTTTCTCTGTTCTTGTTTTTAACGTCTTCCCTGATCCGCCGCATGTCATCTGCCAGTCGGTCATAGCTTTCTTGAAGGGTTTTGACGTTGCGCACGAGCTGTGCGTTGGATTCGTGTTCGATGTCGTAAAGGTTCTTCCAGCCGTCGGCCTGCTTTTGCAGCGCAGCGTCTCCCTGCATCCGCAACTGGCCTCGCATGTAAACGAACATACCGGCGATGATTCCACATGCGACCGCGCCGCCGCCGATGGATTGCCAGGTAATATCGACGGCTAGACATTGGAGCACGATCAGCACTTAATCAGCCTCCGCTGCATGACGTTCCACGGGCTACCCGCGCCAGAGGCAGAAACAAAATCGGCTGGCGCAGATATTCTCCGCGCCAGCCGGGTTGAATTAGGGGGTCGGATTCGGCGCATCGGGCGCCGTCTCGGTCACGACCGGAACAGGCAGGGGGTTCGACGCCCCTTTCGACGCAACGCCAGCAAGCGTCGCAGCCTGCTCGTCCAGCGATGCCTTGACGAGCGACAGATGATCCGCCTGCGCCTGCATGGCGGCGATCTGGTCAGCGGTGACGGGCGTGCCGGCGGCAAGCTGCGCAAGCAACTTGTCCTGGTTATCGCTCACCTGCTGGATCGTTTGGGCTTCGGATGACACGACGGTTCCGATCGCGTTGGTCGCGTCGTTCACCGTTTTGATGAAATCGTCTAACTGCGTTCCCATGTGAATCTCCCGTTTGAGGGTTTCTCTGGCAAGCCCCAGAAGTTCTTCCAGCCGATGAACAACACCGGCATCTGGGGGGAAATGAATATGAATGGTAATTTCCTGCATTTTATTGATCAGACGGACATACAATGCCATTACAAAAACTCCCGCGCTGTTGATGCAGCCGGGAGCGTGTCACCGAACCTTGATTGGAGATTCGATGAGCATCGATCATACCCGCCGATTCATTGAAAAGTTCTGGTTGGGGGTCAACAAAAATGGTCCGATTCCCGAACACGTTCCACATCTGGGGGAATGCTGGGTTTGGACTCGCGGATGCATTCGCTCCGGCTATGGAGCGATTTATCCCAATGGGCGTCGGCAGGTGAGAGCACACCGGTTTTCTTGGGAACTTGCGAACGGACCAATTCCGGACGGACTCAATTGCTTGCATAAATGTGATCGCAGAAATTGCGTGCGCCCGGACCACCTTTTTCTCGGAACTGCCGCCGACAATAGTGCCGACATGCTGAGAAAATCTCGTAGCGCGACGGGAGATAAAAGCGCTCGCAGAAAACACCCAGATCGGTATCCATGCGGGGACCAACATCCAGCAAGAAATGATCCCAGTTATCTTCCGCGCGGTTCCAAGCACAAAAAATCTAAGCTGATAGAGCAAGATATTCCCCAGATTCGTCTGATGGCGTCCCTTGGATTCCGCCAATGGTTTATCGCGCAAAGGTTCGGGGTAACCCAACCAAACATCTCCGTGATACTGAGAGGGTCCACTTGGACACATGTCATCTGAGTCAATTTTCTCTTTGTTGCCCATTGGCGTCACCCGCCGTCGCGGTTTTTCTTCGACTGTTCGAGCATCTCGTCGAACTGGTCGGTGATCATCTGCGTGAAGTCGCGCCCTTGCACGCCGAGTCGCTCGAACATGCGCTTGTCGTTCAATTCCATCGTGTACGGGATGGAGTAGAGGTCACCATGCTCGGTGCGCATCGTGTACGGCTGGTCGTCGTTGGTCCAGTCGGCCACGTAGGTCA